CTAATCATTATCATTAGTTTCTTCAATGCCGTTAAATAATTTTCTAAGATCACTACTTTGCTCAAGCGATGTTGAATCGAACATATGAGTGTAATATTTTAATGTAGTAGCAGTCGTTTTATGACCGACACGTCTTGATACATATTTAAGATTAAAGCCTTGATCAAGTAGATAGGATATGTGAGTATGTCTAATTCCATGGAAATTAATTATTTTGCTTGCACCGATTTCATTTAGCAATTTCTTTAATTGCTGATTGACTGATTGAGAAGTAGGTGTTTCTTTACGTCTGCTTCTAAAAACATAATTGTAAGGATCAGTGTAATTAATTCTATTAAAGTATTCTTCCTGACCAATTTTGAGCTTTTTAAGTACATTAATGCAGTCACTACTAACATCAACATACCTAACACCAGCAGGTGTTTTAGTGGCCTTTTGATTACGGGTATCATTTTCGATGGCTTTATTGACACGAATTACTTTTTTATTAAAATTGATATCATTCCAAGTAAGCCCCGCACATTCCTCGTATCTCATTCCTGTTTGTGTTACTAAATATACTTCAGCTGATGATATATCATTAATAGAAGTATGCATTTTAGCAACTTCAATCAGTTTTATGTAATCATCAGGTTCAAGAAATTTTTCATCAGGACTTTTTGATTCCTTACCGGCAACAATGGTTGTATTTCTAGTGAAGTCTGTATAGATTAATTGCTCAGCTATTGCATCTTCACACATTGATCTAAAAAAACTGTTGTATTTGCTAACGGTTACTTTTGTGCGAGTTTTGCCAAACTCATTTAAAAAATGCTGATAGTCCGCTTTAGTAACATCAACTAGTCTCATGTTTGGAAAGTATTTCTTGATTACATCTATCGCAAAATAGTATCTATTAACCGTAGAATGCGATTTGCCTTTAATGCGATATAATTCTACCCATTCTTTAAAGTAGTCAGAGAAGAGCATATCTTGTTTTGCTAAGTTAGCATGATTTGATTTTTGAAGTTCAATTTTTCTTGCCGCTTCTTCACATTCTGTTTTACGAGTAAAACCACCTTTAGTCTTATTTCTATATTTTCCAGTAGTAGGATCTTTATAGGAAACTCGATATTCCCATTTTCCATTGCGTTTATGAATTGTTGCCATAATTACAATTTCCTTTCTTATGTAAATTTATTTAATGATTTAGCCATATTTAAGCTTTTTTTGCGTTCTAAGTTGACATTTAAGGGATTACTGTAAATTCAGGGGCACATATGTTCTTTAGATATTAAAAATAAAAAGCCGCTTCCGGCTAAAATGGTAATCCGTAATCATATCTTAAATCCTTGTAAGTATCAGGTAAATGACCATTCTCTTCTATATAAAGGTTAGTAACCACAGCCATAGCAAATTCATCGGCACTATTCTCTGATTTATCCTTAAATCTCATATTAGAAGAGTAGTATGCCGTTAATCCATCTTGTTCGATCACGTGACACAATTCATGTGCCAGTATAAAGTATCTCTGGTTGCTGTATCTAATTGTATTAGACATCATAATAATTGGTGTATCACCATAATATAAGGTTTCAGCAACCTCTTTCCAATATATTTGAACATTTAATTTTTCTACCCATGTGAAAGGGTCAAACGTACTATAACGTTGACCAATGGCAAAAACTAATTTATTTATTTCCCTTGTCGATGTCATCAGTATCGCTTCTTTCTTTCTTGCGCTGATCCCAGAATATCTGTGTTAAAGCAATTTTTAACTTATCTCTTTGTTCATCAGTTAGTTCATCACCATCATAGAAGGCACCTACAAGGTTTTTATCCAAAAAGGATTTTAAATCAATGGTGTCTTTTTGTTTTGCCCAATAAGGGGTTTCGTTTCTTCCATAAAGGTAATCAAGTGTGACATCAAAATAATCGGCAATTCTTATTGTAGCAGCCTGATCTGGTTCACGTTTGCCTTGTTCCCATGAAGCGTATGTTGTAGGAGCTACTCCAAGAGCCTTGGCAATTTCTTTTTGTGTTCTATGTGTTTTACTTCTTAATTTTTTAAGTGTGTTAGAGAACATATGAATCACCTCGAGTAAAATATACTACACAATTTGTGCATTTATATTAAAATACACAAAAAGAGTAGAAAACTATTTACAATACACATAATGAGTAGTATATTATAACCATAGCAACGCGATAAGCGTAAGAAAGGAGAAACAATGAAGCAAAGAAGATGGCTTAAAGAAATAAGAGAAACAAAAAATATGACTCAATCAAATTTTGCAGAACTTCTTAATGTTCCTGTAACAACATATGCTTCATGGGAACAAGGAGTACGAACACCTAGTGTTGATAAGGCAAAAGAAGTTGCTGAAATTCTGAATATTAAGTGGACTATTTTTTTTGATCATCAGGTACTCGAAACGAGTAGTAAATAATATTTCGATTGCTATGGTATAAAAATTCTACACACTAAGAGTACAAAAAAGTCGATTTACAAATGAAGTCAGTTTTGTAAACCGTAGTTATCAAGGAGGTGATAACTGATGAGCGACATAAACATTGTTAAGGAAGTTTTAGATATGCAAGATCGTCAAAATTTCAATGATACTGATTTGGCAGCAATAGCAGGAACGTCAAAAACAACTGTTGGTAAATGGTTTAAAGGAACTCCAATTAAAGATGAATATTTAGTAAATCTTTCAAATGGAATTGATGATACTAGATTCTCATTAGCTGTTGATTGCTATTTATTTAATTTTCCAGCAATTCTGTTAAATATCGTAAATGAATATAACTCAGAAACATCATCACTATTAGTAGGAACACAAATTGAAGATTTAAACAGTGATACAGCAATTGAGAATGCTCTTAAAGAAATTAGCAAGAGCAATCCTGATGAAAATATTATCGAATTTGGAATATTCAAAATGTTCAGAACTAGTTCAATTATGAGAGCAGGTGCAGAAGCTCTGGCACATAGGTACCACATATCACTTAAAAAAGCTGCATTAGGTGAAAGAGGGTGAAATAAATGCAAGAACCAGAGACTTTGCCATTTGGTATTCCAGAGAAAGACGGATACGTACTGGCTTGGGTACGAAAAGATAAACTGAAGGATTTGATCAGCAAGCCTGCTGACGAGGGTATCGAATTGCTTCCTTGGGCATGTAAAATTGCTGGTTGTTCAGCCCCAACTTTAGTAAAGAAGCTAGACAGATACCGTGACGTCCTAGATATGGATAAGGGTGGGTGTGTTAGATATTCTACTGGTTCTGGTAGCCCTTGGAAGTTTTCAGCACCCGAATTTAGAAAGTTTGTATTGGAACATAAAAAGGAATTTGCAAAATCGGAGGAAATTTAAATGCTTATATCAGATGCACTTATGGGATTTGGAATATTTGGACTTGCTGGTTATACCATTGCCGGCGTAATTAAAGACGAAGGTGGATTATTCAATTGTTTTGATATCAAACAAGGCAAGAAGATTAAAGCAATTCAAAAGTTTTGGCGTGAGTTAGGTAGTTCAATTTTTGGTAAAGAAGATAGAACTAACACTGATACTTATACCAAACGAACACCTGAAGCCAAAAAAAAAGACTCTCTATCCACTAAATAGAGAGTCCAAGGTATTACTAATAATTTATACATTTATTTTAACACGTTAAGAGGAATTTAAAATGGGTAATTTTGATAGTTGGCTATCTGATGAAGATAGCGTTATTAAGGCTGATTCTTATTACGAAGAGAAAGCCAAGGAAGACGATATTAAAGCAGACAGAGCGGAGGAATTTTAATTATGAAGGACTTAGCAAGAATACCAGTTAAGGAATTAGTTAGATCAGATACGATTAAGAGCAAATTTGATGATATCTTAGGAAAAAGAGCACCACAATTTATTTCTTCAATCGTCAATATTGTTAATAGTAACCAAGATTTAAAGAACGTTGATCAAACAAGTGTTATTTCATCGGCACTAGTAGCAGCATCTTTAGATTTACCGATTAATCAAAACTTTGGATATATGTATTTGGTTCCATATAGTGGTAAAGCTCAACCTCAAATGGGTTACAAAGGTTATATCCAATTGGCTCAACGTTCTGGACAATACAAGCGATTAAATGCCATTTCGGTCTATAAAGATGAATTTCATGGATGGAATCCATTGACTGAAGAACTTAACTATACGCCAGCATTTAGAGATAGAGACAAGGATGAACAGCCTATTGGATACGTTGGTAGTTTCAAATTGCTTAATGGATTTGAAAAGACAGTATTTTGGACACATTCAATGATTGATGACCACCGTCAAAAATTCTCAAAAATGTCAGGTAAACAACAGCCTTCCGGAGTTTGGGCAACTGATTTTGATGCTATGGCGCTAAAGACGGTCTTAAGAAACCTGATTGGTAAATGGGGTCCAATGTCAGTAGATATGCAAACAGCTTTCTTAACGGATGAAGAAACTGTTGATGATGTTTCTAATGATATTAAAGATATCAATGCTACCGAGACAGATGGAGCACCAGCATCTGATGTATCTGAATTGATTAATAATAATGGTTCATCTTCTAAGAATACAAAGAAAACAAGTTCTAAGACGTCACGTAAGGCCAAAGAAAATAGTAATCAAGAGATATTAGATGGATTTGAAAAGGAGATAGATGACGATGCTGACACCAACAAGTGATTTAATTCAAGAAAATTATTATGATCGTTCGACAGATTGGGATTATCAATCACCAACCTTTTTCAAAAAGTTTTTGAAGTGTGAGGCTGAAACGATGGCTGAGCTAAACGGAGAATACTCCGATATGAACCATGAAGCACTCTTGGTTGGTAATTACCTTCATTCTTATTTTGAAAGCTCTGAATCACATCAGAAGTTCATTGATGACCACAAATCAGAGATCATGACTAGAACTAAGAAATTGAGAGCACCATTTGAAAAAGCTGAAGATATGATTGATACCTTGAAGGAAGATTCATTGTTCCGGGGACTATATCAAGGAGAAAAAGAAGCTATCGTTACTGGTTTCATTGATGGAGTCCAATGGAAAGGCAAAGTTGATTGCTTGAATTTAAAACGTGGTTACTTCCTTGATTTAAAGACTTCGAGAGATATCCATAAGAAGTTTTGGAACAACGAAGATCGAGAATGGCAATCGTTCGTAGCTGAATACAACTATCAGCTTCAAATGTATGTTTATAGGGAACTTATCAGACAAACATTTGATATTGAGACAACGCCCTATATAGTGGCAGTTTCAAAGGAAAAAGTTCCAGATAAAATGGTTATTTCAATTCCTGATTATCGATTAGAAGAGGCGGCAATGCAGATTGATAAGTTCCAGAACCATATTGAAGATGTTAAAGCTGGACGTGCTGAGCCAGTAAGATGTGGTAAATGTGATTATTGTAAGTCAACCGCAAAACTAGGAAAGATTGTCAGCATGGATGACTTAATAGAATAGGGGGTGCAAATTTGGATTACTTCAAGCAAAGACGAGCTTACAGAAAGCTGAAACGGGACCAAATAGACATCTCAACTGGTCAAAATAATCTGTATCGCGAGTTATTGGACTACGCGAACGATGAGTACCAGCTGGATACGCTATTTATCTTAAAGAATTCTGCGTTGCTTGATCTTACTGGATTATCCGAAGCCGGAATGAAGAAGGCTAGGAATGAATTAGTTCAACTTGGATTAATCAAATACGTCCCTGGTAAGAGAAACCAACAAAAACCGAAATACCAAATAATCAAGCTTTACAGTACCAGTTGGGACACTACAAACAGTAAAAGTAGCTCAACTGGTACCCCAAACAGTAGCTCAACTAGTAACCCTACTAGTAGCTCAACTGGTAGCTCCAAAGTACTTACTAGTACTAGTACTTATAACCTAACTAATAACTCTAATAATAATCATGATGACAATCCGTTTATCTCAATGATCAACATGTACCAAAGTGAATTGGGAATAATGTCACCAACTGCAAAGCAGCAAGTATTTGATGTCGTTGACGATTTTAAGAAAGGTGGTTCTACTGACAAGCAAGCATCTGAGATTATTCAACATGCTATCAGTATCGCCGTTAGCTATAACAAAAGATATTGGAACTACGTCAATACGATCCTTGAAGATTGGCTCAACCATAGTTTATTTGATTTGGAGAAGATCAAGGCTTATCAAAACTCACACAAGTCTAAAAGCAATTACAAGAATTTTAAGCACAAACCAACTGAGCAGGCTACTAATTGGGATGAAGTTAAAGCCGAAGAAACTTCAGAAAACTCACAAGAATTACAAAACAGATTGGCAAAAATGAGAGGTAGAAAGAATGTTGCAAATTAACCAAGAAAGGGCGTCATATAGGCGTTCACAGACACCTATTTCAGATGATAGACAGACAGTTATAGACGAAATATCCAGAGAAAGCGTGTATCTGGAAAGAGTAATTGACAATTTACAACATCAATTTGAGCATATGGATTATTTGAGAAAGAATGATTCTGATTTATTTTCAAGTCCATTTCTCATGCTGAAGCTTGAGGGTTTACTTCTTAATGCTTACAGCCTACGTAAGTGCTATGATGCTGAGCTTAGAAAGTTGGTGGCTGAAAGTGATTAGATTTGATTTGAGAGGTTTATTAATACCAAGAAATTTAACACTAAGAGATTTATCTGAAATGTCAGGAATCAATTATTGGACCATAACTCACATGTCACAGAGAACGTACAAGTCGATAAAAATCACTGATGTTGAGAAAATCTGTAGGGCTTTAGATATCACGCCGAATGAATTATTCGGATATGAGAGCAAAAGGTAATTATCATGAAATTAATTATTATATTAGTAATACTATACGTTGTCATTTCTGGCTTTTTTAGAAGAAATGAATAGTAGCACAAGAGAGGATTAGCAAGTGAATAATCAATTGAAACTAATAATCGACGGTGATCCAGTACCCGCCTCACGTCCTCGATTTAGTTCGCAAGGTGGAAAAAAGTGGGGATATACAGACAAAAAATATCGGATTTACAAAAATGGAATCAAAGTATTGTACTGGGACAAGTACCATAACAAGCAACTTTTTAAAAAGGGTGCTCCTCTTGTTGCCCACATACGATTTTACAGAAGGATTCAAAAAGGATTATCCAAAGCAGAGCATAAGAGGCGTGCTTCACACGAAGTTAAACCCACTGTTAAGCCTGACTTGGACAATTACGAAAAGGCTGTATTTGATGGATTAGAAAAGGCTTGGTTTGATGACGGGCAAATTTGGAAACACGATACTGAAAAGAATTATGACGAGCACCCACGTACTGAAATTTTGATTGAGGAGTGGATAAAATGAACGATTTAGTAATTATGAAAGATCGGCAAGCAGTGACTAGCAGCTTACAAGTTGCAGAGAATTTCGAAAAGAGTCACAAGCATGTTTTAGAAGCAATTGATAACAAAATTCAATCAGCCGAAAATTCGGCCGATTACAAAAAGATGTTTTGCGAAGGAACTTATCAAGATACTCGTGGAAGAAATCAAAAAATGTACTACATGAACAGAGATGGTTTTACTTTCATCGCTATGGGATTCACAGGCTCTAAAGCAGATACATTCAAACTCAAATATATTGAAGCCTTCAACCAGATGGAAAATGAAGTTAAGAATGGTGGTTTCAAAGTTCCATCAACAATGGCAGAAGCTTTACGTCTAGCTGCGGATCAGCAAGAACAAATTGAAGCTATGAAACCCAAAGTTAATTATTTTGATCAAATCATGGCTAGCAAATCATTAATGATTACTACGACAATCGCAAAGGATTATGGAATGAGTGCCAAAGCATTTAACGACCTACTTAAAAAGCTTAAGATTCAATACAAATTGGGTGGCATCTGGTATTTATATTCTGAATATCAAGATAACGGTTGGGTTAGCTCATCAACACGAATGATTGATGGCAAGCCACGTACCTTAACCAAATGGACACAAAAAGGTCGTGTAGGACTATACAACCTATTAAAAGCCCACGATATTGTTCCTATGATTGAGAAGCTAGATGTCACTACCGTGACTATTGGAGGTAAATAATGATTAATCGAACAGTCCTAGTAGGACGCCTAACACGTGATCCAGAGTTGAGATATACAACTAATGGTGCAGCAGTAGCAAGCTTCACACTAGCAGTAAACAGGCAATTCACTAATTCTCAAGGTGCACGTGAGACCGATTTTATCAATTGTGTCATTTGGCGAAAAGCTGCTGAGAATTTTTCTAATTTCACTCACAAAGGTTCACTTGTAGGACTTGATGGACGAATTCAAACACGTAACTACGAGAATCAGCAAGGACAGCGTGTATATGTCACTGAAGTAGTTGTTGAGAACTTCTCACTTTTGGAAAGTAGAAAAGATGCAGAAAATCAGCAGCAAAATTCCAGTAATACCAACGACTACAGCCATCAACCGCCGAAAAAAAGTAGAAACGATGCAGTAAACACAAAAAGTGATGTAGCAAATTCAAAGAGCGGTGATCCATTTTATAACAACAGCAAACCAATAGATATTTCAGATGACGATTTACCATTTTAAATAAGGCGGTGTGAATGATGAAAGAATGCTGGTACTGTAATCCAAAAGCAATTAAAATGGAACTGTAACCATTACTAAAAGAGGATTTTTAAAAATATTAGCCGATAAAGGACAATTTCTTTACTCGAACCATTGTCCAATTTGTAAGAGGAAGTTTAGGAAATGAAACAAATGAAAAAAAGCAAAGCGGGAATTAATGAGGAGAAAAAGTGAAACATATAAAAATATTTGAAGCTAGAAATCATCCAATGTTGATGAACGAAATAAAGCATTGGGCTTCAAAGACAGATGCAAAAATTATTTCGATTGATTCCGATGAAAATTTATTAAATCGTGTAACTGCACGAGTTGTATATGAAATCAAAGAACCATTCTCATTTTGGAAGAAATTAAGACTGATCATACATGGAGGAATTTAACTATGGACGAATTGAAAAAAGGCAGGGAGACAAAAAAATGAATTACGAAAAAATCTATAAGTTATACATAAGGTCAGCATTTAGCGATGAATGTCACAACATTGTTCGAGCAATTATTTATATTCAAAAGCATTTTTATGCCATGCCAAAAGAGTTTCGAAATGCTGACAGAGAGCTTAGTGATCAGACTAAGAACAGAATAATTCAATCAATTCTGTGGGAGGACGAACTTGCTAACAGATTTAAATTGTGCCGTGTATGAAATGCGTTGCAATAAGTATCCGTGTGTTGAAATTGCTGATGCTTTACATATTAGCGATGAAGATGTTGAGTTTATTGACAAGGCCAATCAAGAACATTTGGCAAAATTAGAAATGATTAGATTAGGAAGGTTAAATCTTAGCGATTTTAATTAGATGATGAAAATGACAGATGATAATTTAGCAGTCTATCAAATGCGTGAAAATAGATATAAGAATAAAGAAATAGCAGCTGCTATGCATAAAGAGCTTTTTTATATAGAAGACATAATACGTCAAAATAACAGGATCGGTAAAAAATTATATAGAGAAGACGATGAATGGCAGCGGTTGAATGCTAGAAGAAATAAGCAAAGGAGGAAAAGACATGATTCAAGATATTAACTTGCAAGTTTATCAAATGCGCAAAAATGACTACACTTTTGCTGAAATAGCTAATTCATTAGGCTATAGCGATGAAGATATTAGAAATATTGATGATATTAATTAGGAGGACTAATTAATTGGATAAAAAATAACAGTTAATAAAGAACAGCTTATAGCAGGAGTTTGTATCTTAGCTAAGACTTTGGAACCTCCATTTGATTTGCTTCTTATTAATGCTTTAAAAGAAGTGGCTCCAACTTTAAAAGAAGATATTGAAATTAAGACAATTGTTGAAGATTACCAGTTGCTGAAGTACGAGGTTGAAGACGAATGAAAATTTATATTTTAGCCAGCCGGGAAAAGGATACCAAGGAAAAATATATTCCTAGTTTTAATTCATCGTATGACGGTATTGAGAAGATCAATGCATTTCCTGATGCAAACAGTGCTCAAAGATGTTTAGAAATTAAAAAGAGACTTTACAAAGATTCAGAATTCAAATTGTTTACGTATGAGAATGATGAGCTTGAATCTTTTAAATTTAACGATTAAGAGAAATTTATTAGGGGAATTAATCATGAATAAAAAAATAGTAATGCCAAAAGTGTTCGATGATTGGTACAAGGATGTAACAGCGGAATCATCAGATATTCAAGGAATCATTAATTCTTTTAATTCGACGATTGACGGAGAATACAACAGCTATGAGCCAGAAAGAGAATTGTACATATGGGTGCATAGTGGCAAATACAACAGAGTTCTTGGCATGAATTTAGTTGATGAGAACAGATATAGAAAATGTTTAGAAGCTATTCTATACGGCTACGAGTTTGACAATTAAAATAGGATTCTTTCTGATATTAGATATTTTAATTAACATTTGGATTGATTTAAGAACTATCAGGACAAAATAAAAAAGCCACCCACAAAGTGAGCAGCTAATTAATTGGTTCCGACAAATCAATTATATCATAAGTGGAGGCTGTATATATCGTGGGATTACTATTACCAGATATTGATGAAGAAAAAACAATTAAGAATGTTAAAAATTATTTTGAGCATGAATTTCCAAGATTAATTGCTCAATCTCACATGAGCCTCACGTATGTGCAGTCTCCAAGGTTTGATTGTATTGGGAGCGGAATTAATACGAGAAATACTCAAGAGGATAAAATTGTGGGTAAATTAGGTGCAAAGGAATATATCCAAATAACGATGAAACTTATTAGCAACTGTCCACATGATTATATGGTTATTTTGAAAAATTATTATATCCATAATATGACGAACATTGATTTGCAAGAATTATTAGGCTATGGACAAACGCGATGTAATGAGCTAAAGAATATGGCTTTGCTATACTTTGCTGATGCTTTTATTGATTATTACGATTTGCATGTTTATATTCCAGAAAATAAAAAAAGCGATGTAATGCCGACGTATTAGCGATGTTTTAGCGATGAAAGAGCGTTACACAAGCGACCACTTAGCGACCACTTTACGTGTTATATTAGTATTATCGAAAGATTAAGAGATATGCGGTTACTCTACCGCTTAAAAGGAGCTCATTTGTTAGAAGAGTTATGATAACGCTCTTCATTTGGTGAGAACACATGGGTGGGCTAAATTAAAAAAATAATTAGTATTTCCCTCAACAATATTTAAATGTTTTTCCTTCCAATTTAGCTTGAGGTTCGAATCCATGCCTGACTATATAAAGAAGATCAGTCAATTATGGCTGGTCTTTTTATTTTGGAGGAAAAGAATATGAATGAACAAGAATTTACTACAGTATGTAAAGAAAAGGTAGTTGAATACGCAAATAAACATATAGATAAGACAGATAACACATCGATTGATAAATCTAATGTCTATGTCGTATGGCAATGTAAGACACTTCAAAACAGCAAGGCTTTGCTATCTACCACATTACCCGATGGAATGTATTATGAGGCTACTTACAACGGTGACAAGAAGGAATTATATCTTGATGCCTACAAGAAATTTGAGAATGTTGAATATGATTTTTAGTTGGAGTAGAAAATATGACATTTAGTATATAGATACATGCGGTTACTCCTCCGATACACAAAAGGAGCAAACATGGGAAGGACAACCCATTCAACCAAGGTCCACAACGTGAATAACAATCGTCCTGGCAGACGTTAAACAGCTGTTTTAACTCTCAATGGCTAGTGATGATAAAGCTAGCCATGCTATGCGGATAGTATCGGATACATATTTCAAACGTAGATTTTCCCCATGGATACAGATAATGTTGATTCTAAGTTACCGATTACTTTCATAATAAACTCCTTTCGAAACCAAAACTTTATTACTCAATTAATATTCTGGTTCGACTCCAGATATCCGCTTAAGATTTAAGATTAGCCGTGAAACTTATACCAACTATTCGTACGTTGGTTGACATCGTGATGATGAGGGGAGCAGACGTGTGACCGCAAAGGTTGAGGGCAGTATGGTAGCTCAGAGGTAGAGCCTAAAAGTCGTCGGTTCAATCCCGACCCATGCTATATCAATTAGATCAGTCAATATGGCTGGTCTTTTTATTTTGGAGGAAAAAATATGACATTAAGAGCTGTAAAGAGATCTGACGAGAAGCTTAGGAAGCTGTGGTTCCATGAAAATGATTAAGACATCGTGTGGATATATGACGCCATTAGAATATAAAATGATTAATGATATTGATAACAATATTGATAATGAGAAAAAAGTAAAAAGTAGAAAGAAACAAAAAAATGAAAGTAAAAAATGAAGTGACTAATGCAGTTAAGCTATAAAGACTGGTACATTTTTTTGTTATCGAGTTTGGAAGGAGGGGCGACCATCTCATGGCTAAAGGCGTGTATAAAAAGTGGCTAGAAAGTGATAATTTGTTGCTCCTCCAAGGCTGGAAATATAAAGGACTAACAGATGAACAAATTGCTAGCAACATAGGCATTGCTCCGAGGACATTAGAGCGCTGGAAAAATAGTTATAGTCAGATTTGTCAGGCTCTAAAAAAAGGCAAGGAACACGCTAATTATGCCGTAGAAAACGCATTGTTTAAAAAAGCGATAGATGGAAATACAACGGCAATGATTTTCTGGTTAAAGAACAATTACCGTGAGAAGTACTCAGATAGTCAAAAGACACCGCTTGAAGAACAACTTACTGAAGAGCAGATTAGACGTGCTGAGGCTGACGCTGACGTTGCCCGTGCTAAAGCTGACATCTTGACGGGTAGCGCTGGAAGTAATGAAAGTACAATTATTATAGACGACATTGGAGATGATAGTGACGACAGTGAAAGTGAAAGCGACGACAAGCAAGACAATAATTAAGATGTCAGACTTGGTAAATCCACACTTTAATACTATGTGGACAACTAACAAGCCATACATTATCGCAAAGGGTGGACGTGGTTCGTTCAAGTCTTCAACCATTAGTTTGAAACTTGTAACCATGATGAAGAAAGAAATTCAACAGGGACATGAAGCCAATATCGTGTGTGTTCGTGAAAATTCGGTAAACCTTCGGGATTCGGTTTATAAACAGATCCAGTGGGCAATTAGTATGTTGAACATGGCAAATGAATTTACATATCAGGTATCGCCAATGCGGATTATCAATAAGCGCACAGGCAGTGCCTTTTATTTTTATGGTGGGAATAATCCTGAACGTTTGAAATCTAATACAGTGCAGAATTTAATTGCATTGTGGTATGAAGAAGCTGCCAACTTTGATAGTGCAAAAGTATTCGACCAAGCCAATCCGACATTCATTCGGCAGAAGTCCCCATTCGTGAATGATGTGAAAATCTTTTATTCTTATAACCCACCACGTAATCCTTATGATTGGATTAATGAGTGGATAAAGCAGTGTGAAGACGACCCAGATTATTTCATTGATACATCAACGTACCTAGATGATGAATTAGGTATAACAACGAATCAACAGTTGAAATTGATTGATAGATATAAACACAATGACCTAGATTATTATAAATGGCTCTATTTGGGCAAGGTCGTTGGATTAGGGGACAATATTTATAATATGGACCTATTCCATTCGATTGATGAAATACCAGAAGATGATGAGTTATGGAATATCTATTTTTCAGTGGATTCAGGACACGAAACATCAGCAACCACAGAAGGTTGTTATGGTTTAACAGCCAAAGGCAGAGTTATATTGCTTGATACGTATTATTATTCTCCTGCCAATAAATCGCATAAGAAGGCACCAAGTGATTTGGTCAAGGATTTATACGAGTTCGAACAGAAGAACATTGACAGGTGGGATATGGAGCCTTACAAGCGTTCTGCCGATAGTGCAACAGCTGATTATGCGTTAGATAATGAATTTTATAAGGATTATGGAATCCAATGGCACCATGTCGCTAAGACCAAAAAAGTACAGATGATTGACCATGTTCAGGACTTGCTCGCACAGGGCAGGTTTTTTTATTTGGACACGGAAGCCAACAAGATATTCATTGAAGAACACAAGCAATATCGTTGGGACCAAGACACATTGGAATCAGACGACCCGAAAGTTATCAAGGTTAAAGACCACACATGCGATCAATTTCAGTACTTCATTTTGGATAATAGACGAGATTTAGGCTTGAAGTGGTAGCCAACAAAGGTAGGTGGAAACATGAACTTGCTAGACAGTATAAAGAGATTATGGCAGAAAGGACAAGTTGCAGTGGGAGAAAGAAAAGAACTCAATAAGATTACAGATGATAGCCGTATCAATATTGATGAACACGAATATGAACGTATTCATAGGGATTTCAGATATTACAGAAACCTATATCCAGTCAAGCATTACATAGACGCTTCTGGTGTTCGACGTAAGAGAAAATATAATACATTGAATCTAACTAAAAGGGCGAGCCAAAGAATCGCTTCAATCGTGTTCAATGAGCAATGCAAGATTAGTTTTGATAATAAGAATTTAAACGAATATCTTAATCAAGTATTGACCGACAATGATTTTAAGAACCAGTTTGAAATGAACCTAGAAAAAGGAATCGTTGCAGGTGGTTTTGCAATGCGACCTTATGTGGATAATGACAAGATAAAAATTGCATGGATTCGTGCTGATCAATTCTATCCATTGCGTTCAAATACCAATTCGATTAGTGAAGCGGCAATCGCAAGTAGGACAAGCAAGGTGGAGAATAACCAGACAGCATATTACACGTTGTTAGAGTTCCACCAGTGGGTCAATGGTAATTACGTTATAACCAATGAATTGTATCGCTCAACACAACCAGAAATCATTGGCATGCAGGTAAGTCTTAAAGAACTATATCCAGACATAGAACCACAAGTCGTTTTGAATGGTTCAGGAATGGTACACCCATTGTTTAGCTATTTCAGAATGCCGGGGGCTAATAATATCAGTCTTGAAAGTCCGCTAGGCATTGGGATTGTAGATAATAGCAAATCTACGTTGGATAATCTCAATCTTACTCATGATAGTTTCATGTGGGAGATTAGAAACGGCAAGAGAACAGTGGCAGTGCCTGAAAGTATGTTGCGATTCGATAATAGAACACACAAACCAATGTTTGATACAGACACAGATGTCTATTTGAAGATGTTAAGCGAAGACAATGGCTCAGGTATTCAAGATTTGACACATGATATTAGAGTTCAACAATTTACCGATTCAATGAATGCGTGGTTACGTGAGTTTGAAAGTAATATCGGTATGGCTCAAGGGACTTTCAGTTATAACGCTAATAATGGATTACAGACAGCAACAGAAGTCGTTAGTGAGAACTCAATGACATATCAGACGAGATCCAGTATATTGACGAATGTTACATCATGTATTGAACAGTTATGCCAAGCTATTTTGGAAGTCGCAAGCGTACCAGAGTTTTTCAGTGATGGAAAAGCTCAATTTACTATGACTGACGAAATGAATTTGAATGATATTGGAATCCATGTTCAATATGACGATGGCGTGTTCGTTGATAAAGACAAGCAAATGGAAGAAGACCTAAAAAATGTCGTTGCAGGTGTGTTGTCCAAGCAAACATTCTTACAACGTAATTATGGTTTGTCTGATTCAGATGTTAAGAAAGAATTGAAATTGATTCAAGAAGAAACACCGAGCCAAGATACAGTTAGCGGTGGAGAAAATGCACTATTCGGTGGTGGCGATGGAGATTGATTACTCAAGATTATATGCAGAACAAGGCAGATGATATTAATAACCTTTATTCGAACTTGCAAAATGAAATCTTTAACAGGATTATCTTTTATTTAAGAGATTCAAATTACAAGAATGTTGGTAAGGATAATGTCTTATCGTGGCAGATAGAGCAGTTGTCTAAAATGGGTATGCTTAATAGTGATGTTGTTAAAATGCTCTCACAGGTCACAGGAGTGGCTGAAAAGAAGATTAAAAGCATGATTGTTGATGATGGCATTACCATTCAAGACGAAATGACTGCTCAACTTGTAGGAATGACACATAAATCGAATGTTAAACCAGACAATGAACAGTTATTGAATGGATTACTGCAACAGACATATTCAAATTTGAATAATGTAGTAAACCAATCTTTAATCAGTAAGAATGCCGAAGATAATGGAGCTCTAAGGGCATATCAAGACATTGTAAATAAATCAACAGTAGAAACAATTACAGGTCTTAAAACACATGAACAAGCCATATTAGATAATGTCCAAAAATGGGTTGATTCAGGATTGAAAACGAACCTAGTTGATAAGGCAGGGCACAGGTGGTCGTTAGAAGGATATAGCCGAATGGTTATCAATTCGACGGCACACAGTACCTTTAACCAAGTTAGAATGTCGACCATGAGCGAATTTGAAGTAACACTTGCGTCAATGAGTTCACACGCTGCTTCACGTCCTGCATGTGCGCCAATTCAAGGAATGATAGTTAACACAGTTCCAAGGACTGATAAACATTTCAATCCACGTTATCCAACAATTTACGATCATGGTTATGGTTATGCGTGGGGTACGCAGGGTGCTAATTGTAAGCATGAATTATATCCATATATTGAAGGTGTCAACACGAACCCATTCCACCACCCTAATACTAAAAAAGCCATTAAAAATGGCAAGATTCAGCAGAAGCAACGTGGATTAGAAAGATTAGTTAGACAAGACAAGAAGATGATTGCCTATGCTGAAAGTCAGGGAGACGAGTTCGGGGTATCTCATTACAAAAGTTTATTGAGTGGACACCGTGCCAAGATACGTGAAATAGTTAAAGACCATGATTTCTTACATCGTGATTATAGCCGTGAAAAGGTAATAACCAAGGTAGATAAATACATCATGCCTGACGCAAAAAATGCAGTATTCCATAAAGAAAAATTAACAAAGTATGCACTAGACCCAACAGCCATAAAAAGTGGTGGAGCTTCTAAGGCAAAAGTCTTTCAAAGTGCCTTAGGTTATAATTTAAATAATTATACAGATCTAATGGACAAGGTTTATAATGGCGTTACGAAATACGAAGCCATTCCACAAAATGACACGGAACATGGTCAAAAATACAGAATCAATATGCCAATAAAGGGTCCAAACGGTAATACAAGAAGTGTTAGAACTGCTTGGGTTAAAGACCCTAAAAATGGGGAATTAAGGCTTACAAGTATTTTTGTTAATCATAGGAAGAAGGGATAGCATGACACCAAAGAAATTATTACCCGAATTTAGTTGGATTAAAACGAAAGATGGTATCACTGGTGCAATTCTTGAAGTGTACGATACAAAGCCAGATTATTTGGCTGAATATTACCCACATTCTCAAGTTGGCGAAGATGATGATATTACATTTTCTGTAAATAATGAAGATATAGTCGAATATGAAGTACCAAAGCATTAAATAATTATTGTCCTGAACATGACATTAAACCGTTCTTTTTTTATGCAAAAAATCCGTCGTGGTCGTTACCACGTACAAAAAAATGTTAGGAGAATTTAAGCATGGAACGTAAAGCATTAAAAGACTTAGGATTATCAGACAAACAAGTAAATGGAGTAATGAAGGCTTACAATTCTGATATTGACCCAATCAAGAGTGAACTCGAATCAATAAAGACAGAACGTGATTCATATAAGCAAGGCGTTACCGATCGTGATTCTCAATTAAAGGATTTAAAAGAGAAATCAGGCGACAATAAAGAATTAAAGGCTCAAATTGCACAATTACAAGATGATAACAAGAAATCGAGTGATGATTTTAAGGCTCAACTCGCAGGCGTTAAGAAGGATAATGCAATCAAATTAGCATTGCGTGACAGTAAAGCTAAGGACGCAGACTTGGTGTTTAAAGATTTAGACATGTCAGGTATTGAATTAGGCGAAGATGGAAAATTGACCGGTCTTGATAAGCAAATCAAGGATTTAAAAGAAAGCCATGATTACTTATTTGAAAATGAAGAACCTGAACCTAACAATCATATCAATGCGTTTAAAGGTGGCAATCCTTCTGGAAACAATGGTGGGCAAGAAGATTCATTAGTTAAAAAGATTGCCGATCGAATGAGCGGTAAATAACAAATAGGAGTGTGGAGACATAATGACAGTAGTATTAGATTCAAAAGACATGGCAGAATTAGACAAAGAATATCAAGCCGATTCACAAATTTGGCAACCATTAACAGGTGGTGCAAAGAGTGTTACATCAGCTGATTTTGTCGGAACTCATGAAGTTCGTATTAATAAAATGAGTGGTTTAGTTCAACCATCAGAATATAAACGTAATCAAGATAATGTACGTTCACAAGTAAGTATGGATAAAGAAACAGTTAAGCTAACACATGAAGATTGGTTCTCATATGACCTTGACGAATTGGACATGGACGAAAATGGAGCATTAACAGTAAGTAATGTAGTTGCTGAACATAATCGTTTGGTTACAATTCCACGTCGTGACAAGGTTGCTATGCAAGTTCTTTATGATAATGCAGGCAAGAAAGTAACAGACACAATCGACGCTAAGAATGCTCTTGACGCATATGACCAAGCCGAAGCATATATGACAGATAACCAAGTTCCCGGTGGTTATGTATTGTTCGCTTCAAGTGGTTTCTATACAGCATTGAAGAATGCAAGTGGTGTTTCTCGTACATTCTCAACCAACCAAATGGGAATCCAAGGAATCAATCGTACAGTTGCGCAAATCGACGGTTCAGTGCCTATTTTGAGAGTTGCTAAAGACCGTTTGGCAGGTCTATCAATCAAAGACACAGTTCAATTTGCATTAGCACCATTGACAGCAGTTGCACCAGTTATCAAGTATGACAATGTTTCTGTAATTGACCCATCAACCGATCGTAATGGTAACCGTTACACAATTAAGGGATTATCATATTATGACGCAATCGTTCTTGATAATGCCAAATCAGGTATTTACATGAGTGCAGTTCCTGCAAGTTCAAGTACAAGTTCAGGTTCAAAAGCCTAGTTAATACCCACAGATAGGGGTGTAACACATGAAGCAAATGGAATTTGCAAGATATACAGAATTAGGATTCAAGAAGTTAGACAATGATTCATTCAATAAAGTTATAGCTAGTTCGCAGTTATTGGTCGGTAATCTCGCTAAGGATTATTACGAATTTCATGATATTCAAAAAGACTTAAATTCTGATGATGATTTCATCAAGTTCAGAGCTAACCAATTTCAAAAAGCAATTTGCGTACAGTGTGAATTTGCAGATGATTTAGGGGCTTCAAGTCTGGTAGAACAACAGAAGGCAGGTATTACAGACGTTCAGATAGGCAGGACACATCTTCAACAGTCAAGTAACCCAGTAAATGCGGTTACCTATGGCAAGTCGGGTGTATATTTGCCTGCATATGAATTGTTAGTACATACAGGGCTTCTTTATCGTGGGGTTGATAGTCATTAAGTTACCAACGATTTCCAAAGAGATGGCAAACCAATCAGTTGTGTTAAAGTTCAAGACAGGCGAAGTGGATAATTGGGGCAAAGAAGAATATGAAAAGATTTCTATTGAACATTGTGTAGTTCAACCACAGACAATCTATTCAGGAAGTAACAATAACAGGCAGATCGTTGCCAATGCTATTGTATTTTTTTATGCCAAAATCACTAGTCCAATGCCAGTTTTGAACCCTAAGCATGTTGGTTCGACATTGAATTTTGAAGGAAAAGACTACTCAATCACTCAAATTACAGATAATCGTGACCCATACAGCAATGAAGTATGGTCTTATGAATTGGAAGTGCTATAAATGGCAATCAATGTATCAATAAACATGAAGGACATTAATGATATGCCTAATCGAGTAAAAGCAGGGCGTAAGGCGGCGGCTTCTCAAGCACAATCAGAGATGGAGAAATACGTTCCTTACAAAGAAGGGGATTTACGTGACGATTCTTACGTTACAGATGATGGTAGAACCATCAGATATACCCAACCATATGCTCATGCTCAATTTATTGGATTGATAGACAATCAATATCCAATCCATAATTATTCGACACCGGGGACTGGTAAACGTTGGGATTTAAGGTTAAAGGGTAATAAATCGAAAATGAGACATGTTAAAAAAGCATTAATCAATGGAGCCAAGTTATATGGACCTAATAGATAGATTATGCGAAGCCTTGAATACAGTTCCAGATTTACCAACCAGAGTAAGAATAGGGTACATGCAAGCTGATGATTCGATAGGATTATATCCATTGCCGGGTTCTTCTGTAATTGACCAAGATTGGGCAGGAAACCAGACGAAGCGAATCAATTATGAAATTGCGATCAGAACCAAAGACCAAGAATTAGCGAATGATTCATTATGGAAAATCTCAAATTTCCTAGAACAGTTGAATGATATTGAAAGTAAGAACGACAGCTTTCAATTTGACGAAATCGAGCAAACAGGATTACCCAGTGTGTCTGAACAAGATACGCAAGGTTATTCAGTGTATATGCTCGATTTTTTTGTAGATGTCGTTACAAATATTAAGAAATAGGAAGTATAAAAAATGCCAACAAAAACATTAACAAGACCTGAAAACTGGGTCAATAAGTTTGAAGTAGATTTAAATGGCGGTCAAGACCCAAGTGCTGACGCTGAAAAAGCGCAATGGGCAGAGATTTCTCAAGGATTGCAAACAGCAACACCTGCTGCCAATGAAACAGCCGATACACAATCATTCTGGAATGATAAAGGATTTAGTGAAACAGATGTCACAGGTAAACGTGTCACATTTGCAATGACATTCCAAAGAGTGGTAGGGGACGAAGCACAAGATTATATTGCTTCTAAGTTCTTATCCATGGGAGATTCATTGCGTACATTGTTCCGTTGGATCGATCAAGCAGGAAACACAGTAATTGCTAATGCAACCATGACTGCAATTGTTCCATTTGGTGGTAATGCCAATGCACGTCAAACAATGTCTGTTACATTCTCATTGAATGGCGTTCCAGTTCTAGGTACAGGTGGCAAAAATAATGATGATGGCGACGGCGAGAATGGTACAACATCAGGCTCAAGCCAAGCATTAGGAGATAAAACAGCTTCTGGAGACACTGGAAAATAATAAATAATCATGTATAAAAATCGCCTAAGAAATAAACAGTATTCGGTAGACGAAGGCGGTAAATTAGAAGGGAATTTTTAATAATGGCAATTAACGTAAATATTGATAATCAACTAGCACTAAAATACTCATTTATGATTGGTGGCAAAAAGCGTGAGCTTACATTTGATGACCAATGTGCATTAGATATGGACAAGGTTCAATTTAAGGTGCAAAAGATTTCTGACAAGGTCAATAGAATGCAAGAAAACGTTGTAAATAAGAAGTCCACTGATGAACAAGTGAAAATGATGTCAGGATTATATAAAGAAATCCGCAATGCAATCATTCCATTCTTTGACAAGTATTTTGGCGACGGTCAAGGAACAGAAATTTACCAATACTTCAATGAATCAACAAGAGCATTAGCAACAGTATTCGGCAAGGTCAATGAATGCCTTGATAAAGTTGAAATCAATACTAATACCAAAAAGAAATAGGGTGTAAATATTGTTATCTCTAACCAATGGGCTAGATGATAGAGTAAGCACTGAAATTGGAGATTTGAAAGTAAATCTTTCATTCAATAATGTTTTGAAATGGTATGAACTCCTTGATAAAAACGACGTTGCTCTTACCAAGAAATTGGTTATTGGTTGGAATATCTTTCTCGGTGCTGATACGTTGAGTTTTAATGATATGGAAGATTACGAAGTGTCGGCTGACGCTTTAAAGAAAATCACAGAGTACATATCACAAGACCCATACCAACCTGAAAGTCAAATAGGGATAGGAAATAATCAACCGAATATCGAACCGACAAAATGGTTCAGTTACCAACAGGACGCAGAAGCAATTTATGCGTCTTTTTTGTTTGATTATGGAATTGATCTAATTGATTCAATCGACAAAATGCGTTGGGAGAAGTTCAGGGCGCTTTTTAATAACCTTTCAAGTAAATCTCCAATCATGAGAATCATTGACATCAGGCAAGCAAATATACTCGATTATCAAGGACAGGCGTTAGCTGACCTTACAAGAGCTCAAGAATATTATTCCCTTGAAGATTCAAGTGTAGATACACTCAATCAACAAGTAGGAGACATGTTCACTATGCTAAAAGGCATGGCTGAACAGAAATAGTTCAATTTAGACGAGAAAGGGGGTGTAATTAAATGGCAGATGGAACAATAGACATTGATTTAGTTTTGAATAAAGACAAATTCACGCCTGATTTGGAATCCGCAAAGCAATTAATTCGCAATTTTGGCGATAATGCAGGGGATAAGATGGACGAATCGTTCAAAAATAACTCGTCCAAGGTATCTAATAAGGCAAAGGAAACCCACGAGAAGGTAAAGTCCGAATTAGGCGATACCGTAACACAAAAAATCAAGGCTCAGACAGAAGATGTAAACAGCAAGGTCAATCGTATTAAGAAAGAAGAAGAATCGCTTAAAAAGCCTGTTAAGACGAAATTCAAGGCAGATTTTTCTAATTTCAACCACAATATGGGTTCTGCAATGGATAAAGTTCGAGATTTGAAAGAACAATCGGGCAAGATTCGGGGCGTATTCAGTGGTGCATTCTTTGGTGGCATAGCTTCTAATGCTGCAATCAGTGGATTCAATGCGATCAAGTCAGCAGTGACTGGTGTAGTTGGTGCAGGTATTGAATATAACAAGCAAATGCAGACAATGAACGCTACATGGACGACATTAACCGGTTCATCTAAAAAAGGTAAACAGATGGTCAAAATGACGACCGACATGGCGGCTGCGGCTGCTAATTCGGTTCCCATGGTTCAGGATTTAAATTCTAAGTTATACGCTGTTACGAATAATGCCGAAAGAACAGGAAAATTGACCAAAGCAATGTTGACGTTGCAAGACGCATTCGGTCAAAGTGACGCTTCTGTTCAAAATTTTGCAACACAATGGTCACAGATGGAAGCCAACGGTAAAATTTCGGCACAAGATATGATGAGTTTCGTTAATGTCTTTCCAAAGATTCGTACCGAGTTGTTAAAGACAATGCAACAGCAAACGAATAACAGTAGTTTAACCATGAAGCAAATGAATGACATGATGTCGGCGGGTAAAATTTCGTCCGCAACAATGGACGAAGTTCTTATTCATATGCAAAAGAAATATAAATCCGCTACCGAGAATTTTGGTGCCACGTCCGAAGGTATGGTTCGTACAATCAAGGGTAGATTACCTGCATTGATTGGAGAAATAACGCAACCATTCTTTGATATGTCGAACCCATTATTTAAGAGTGTGTCCAGTTGGGTTTCTGATCCAAAGACTGATGATGTATTCAAGCAAGCCAGTAAAAAGGTTAGCAATGGAATGAATAACGTAATGAGTGCTTTCAGCAATCAAGTTGGAAACACAAATATGTCTAGTGTCTTAAATGGCGCAGTAAATAAAATCAGTAAAGGACTAACAGATTCCCTTGATTGGGTTGCCGACCATGCTAAGTCAATTACAGGAATATTCAAGAGTGTTGGCTCAATCGGTAGTAATTTGACGATTGGATATATCGACGGTTTAGCAAGTCTGTTTAAGATTTTTATTGGTGCCAAAGGCGACGGAGTAAATGCCATTGCAGATGGTTTAGAAAGAATTGCAAAGCATAAGACGGCTATTCAAGTTCTCGGTGGTATACTCGCAGGAATGTGGGCAACATCAAAGATTACTAATTACATGTTGAAGATCCAATCATTAATCAAATTGTTTAAAGGATTGAAGACCATTGCATTAGGCACAGATTTAGCAAAAGGTGCAGAAGGTGCAACGGCTAGTGCAGGTAAAGGTGGCATTCTATCTAAAATCTTAGGTTCTGGAAGTCTAGCAAAGGCTACCAATGTTGGTAAGTCAATCGGTGGAAAGCTAGTCCTAGGATTAAATATTGCATTTGACGCATTCGATATATTCAAGGGTATTACATCAAAGAGTAGAGACGAACGTTTTACACGAACAGGTAAAGGTATCGGGGGCTTAATTGGTACCGGTATTGGTGTAGTGTTCGGTGGTGGTGTCGGCGCTACGATTGGTAATATCATTGGACGAATGGCAGGAAAATGGGCAGGAAAAGCTACTCTCAATTTCTCCAATGGTTGGAATGATTGGGCTAAAGGATTCAAGCCAAAAGGAATCATAGCCAAGATTGGTTTCAATACTCATGAAGCAATGCATAATTGGAACAATATTATTGCCAAGATTGAAAGTAAGCACCCTGTTATTGGTTTTGGTATTAGATTAGTTAAAAGCTCCATAGAGAGTGAATTTAACATCGTTAAAGATATGTTCAAGGTAGCATTTGGCATTAAGTCTTCAATTTGGGACGTTGTTTCTAATGCTTTCTTAGGCAGATTTGACAAGATTATACCTGCATTAAAGAAACGTTGGACAGGTATATTTGAAGGTTTCAAAGATGATTTTGAGAATGTAAAGAATATCTTTACGAGTGATAATTCAGAAACTCGTGGGGGTAAATCGAGATCTAGAAGAACAAAAAAGTCAATGTCTAAGAAGATTTCCACTTCTAAAGCAATTCAAGATGTAGCAACGACACATGTATCTAAAAAAGATATTAAGAATGTTAAAGATATGGTGCCTGCAATCAAGAAGTATAAGAAAGCTTTATCTGGTCTCAAGTCATTCTTGAAGAAGAACAATCCTAACAAGGAACTTACTGCTATCAGTAAGAACATCAAAGGTTCTACAAAGGGTTGGAACAAGTTAGCCAAGCCAATTAAGTCAATTGGTAATGCCTTCAAGACGTTAGCTAAGTTTGCTAAATCCATGAGCAAGAAAGACGCATTTGCTCAACTCAACAAGGACTTGCCTAAATTAGAAAAGACCTTGAAGAAAAACAAAATTGCGACTTATCTAAACAAAATGGATAAGGACTTGAAGAAGAATAAGCTTGGTAAGACATTTAAGAATTTGTCTAATTCAATCAAGAAAAATACATCTTCTTGGAAGAACTTCGTAAAGCCACTCAAGCAGGTTGAAAAAGGTTTTAAGACCTTGATTAGTTTTAGCAAGCAAATCAAGAAGTCCGACCCATTTTCTAAGTTGAATAAGGACTTCAAGAAGTTGCACAAGACTTTAAAGAAGAATGATATTGTTAAAGATTTCAAGAGATTAAATACTGGATTAAAGAAGAATGATCCAAGCAAGCGAATCAAGAAGATTGATAGAGAAATCAAGAAGAGCACGCCAATTTGGAGACAGTTTGCTAAACAGGTTAGGGTCGTAAATAGTACATTTAAGACCTTGAACACATTCAGTAAGAGAATGAGCAAATCAGACCCATTCAGCAAGCTAAATAGAGATTTCCAACGTTTATCTAAGACATTGAAGCGTGACAATATCGGTAAAGAGTTGCAAGAACAAGTAAGTCTTGCCAATAAAGCCACGAAGGGCAGTAAGTTTGCTACTCAATTCGATAATTCAGTAAATAAGATTATTAGACGGTTAAGAAGTTTCAAGAAGACGTTCAATAGTGATTGGCGTGATGTCTGGACTAAAGCTAATAGTGATGAAAAATCCAAAGTCAGCAAGTTAGACAGTACATTCGTTAATGAAACCAACAGAATACTTAATTCTGAAAGTAAATTCTCAAGCAAGTTTCTTGATACGTGGAGTTCATGGCTCGGTTCCATGAAGAAATCGTTCAGAAGTGCATTTAACAGTTTACCGGGTATCGCTAATAAAGATATGGGCAAAGTCATTGCTCAAATCAACAAGGGTATTGGTGGCGTGAACACAGTCATTGGTGCATTTGGTGGTAAGAAGTTAGGACTTGCACAATTTGCAGGTGGTACATCAGGTTACGCAGGTGGTTTGGCAGTCGTTGGGGAACAAGGTTACGAATTAGCATATGACAAGCGCCATGGTATTTATCCAGTTGGTACTAAAGGCGAAGAAATTCGATACCTTGACCAAGATACGTCAATCATGCCACACAGTATGTCTAAGCAATTTATGTCAATGGTTGCAGGATTGCCACATCATGCAAATGGTAAAGGCGACGCAAGCAATGACATGATGGATTACCTAATTACACATCTTGATACGATTAAGAAAGACCCAATGCCATTATTGAAGAAATCATTCGATAAAAAGGCTAAGTTTACGGGCAGTCCATTTGTAAGACAGTTTGGACCCGCATTAGAAAATGGATTGTTGAAGTCAATTTCTGAACCATTCAAGAAAGAATTGTCCGATATGGATTTCAGCATGGGTGGCAATTATGATCCAAAGATGATTAAGGCTGCTGCTTTAATGATGAAGGTAAATCCTAGTGATTCATTCATTAAGATGTTGCAATCAGTAATTCAATCCGAATCAGGTGGCAGAAATATTGTTCAACAAATCCAAGATATGAACAGTGGTGGTAACGAAGCTCGTGGTATTTTGCAATACACACCACCGACATTCAGTTATTATGCTGTTCCGGGACATACCAATATCATGAATCCATTCGACCAATTACTTGCATTCTTTAATAACAGTGATTGGCAAAGTTCAATCGGTCCAACATCAATTTGGGGGACATCTAAGATTGACTGGTTGCATTCAGGACCACAAGGACGTCCAAGATTTGGCAATGGTGGTTGGTCTGATAAAGAAGCTATTTTTGGGGAGATTCCGGGCGAACCAGAAGTAGCAATCAATCCAAACAGAGATAGTGCCGATCAATTAATCATGGAAGCAATCAAGAAACGTGTTGAAAAGAATCCTAATGGAGCCATGGCTAAAGCATTGAAGACCATTCATAATTCAAGGAACCAAGCTCATGAATTTACAGGCAAGAGCATTTCAAATGCTAATGCTTCAATCGGTCGTGGCAATGTTGGAATCAATTCAAATAATTTAGGCAATATCACAGTAAATACATTGCTCGATAATGGTGTAATCGTACAAGGTACATATCCATTAATGAAGGCAATGCAAGCCAAAGAAATTAGTATTCAATCCAAGAAAGGTGGGCTTCACTAATGAGTGAAAGCATTTTAATTCAACGGTTAGATGGAACAACATATAACCTTGATGATTTAGGCATTCGGGTTATTAGTTTTGACCCACCAAGTCCAAATTATCAATTTACATACACACAGATTCATGAGACAAGAGCAACGTTGACTGATACGCAAGTTCAACAGACAACGGCTCCATTAGTGATTCGTGTGAAAGCCAAAAATGTTTATGATTATGAGTTAATGCGCCAAAGAGTGTTGAAGATATTCGCAAGTTACGAAGATTTTTATGTAATCAATATGCGAATACCTACGATTCGTTGGAAGGTGCGTGCAGAAGCATTTGATTTTCCGAGACAAGGCAGTTTCTGGTATTCGCAACCAATAACCATCAATTTGGTTTATGGAGAAGGATTCGCAGAAACAGTATTTACGACAGCCGAAAATGATTTCACAGTTCCAAGTAATTTGATGAGTTGGGGACTTGGTGTTCCGAGTGATGAAAAAATTTCATACAAATATAGCAATCAAAGTAACTTCGACATTTGGAATTTGGGACACATTCCACTCAAGGCTGATGAAAGACCAGTATTGATTGAATTTACAGGGAATGTTGGAAGTCAATTATCAATAGAAAATAAAACCACCGATCAAACGCTAACGTTTAAGAAAGCATTGAATGGTGGCAATAAATTGCAGATTTATGGTTTGAAACCTGTTTTAGACGGTGTTTCAGCATTTCAATATAGTAATCATGAATTTCTAGACTTTGCAGTAGGCAAGAATGAAATCGTAGTAAGTGGTGCAAGTAATTGGACGATAAGTTTTACAACGAGATTTTATTATTAAGGGGGTGTTCATATGTTGTATATATCCGATTTGGCAGGTAACCAAGAACCGTTGCTTGTAAGTGATGTTCATATTACCCAACAGTTGAATACGGTCGAACAGTTGGACTTTACAACGATAAATATTCCCGATAATGAATCGGCGTATAAAATGCTTCAACCAAGGTCAATAATTACAGTTCCAGAAACAGGCGAACAGTATCGAATATCCGAGAATGATGGAACGACGTTTGGTAATAATTATCAAAGGACGATTACAGGGTTGCAGGTATTGCAAGACCTTGACGATCATTTAATCATGGATAAATTGACAGGTTCCCAGAGTTTGGATAGTACCATGCAATTCTTGACGAAGGGAACAAAATTCACATATACGATTCATGATAGTTTTGATAATTTTGATTTTGGCGAAGACGGAATCGGTCAAGAAAAGGCATTAGGATTATTTACCGATACAGTCATGAATGATTTTAAGTTTGAGTTTAAGGCACACGGGTATCACATTGATATTTATAAATCGTTGGGAGAACACAATGCGTTTGTTTATGTATCAGGAAGCGATATTTACACGCTTGCAGATACAGGAGATTATACGCAGATTAGAACACATATTTATGGAGTAGGTAAAACTACCGAGACGACAACAGAAAATAGCTCTGACAGTTCGCAATCGTCCGATTCAGACGATTCAAGTGATGATACAGACAGTACGACAACATCAAGCACAGTTAAGGCAGAATATACCAGTCCATTTGCAAAAGTCTATGGAGTGATTGACGATGATTTATTTACAGATGATAATGCGACTACCGAAGACCAATTAATTCAAGAGATGAAAGCAAAGCTCAAAGATTATCCATCAATTCAGTACACGGCGAACGTAAATAAGTTTGAGACTAATAACCCAACCGACAAATTAAATGACCCGACAATAGGTAATTGGGGTTATCTAAAAGATAGAAATGACATTGATGTTGAAACTCGTGTTATTCAGAAGGATTTATACCCACAGAGTAACCAAGAAGATACATTAACATTTGGTAATTTTATGCTTGATCCAAATAAAATGATTGCTCAATTACAGTCAAATCGTATGACTGATACAAAAGCAATCAAAGAATTGCAATCTAAGCAATCAAATGCTGATGTAAACAGTCAATTTGATGTTACAAAGGTAGGCGAAGTTGATGACTGATATATTTAAAATGTCAAAGAATGGGACAGCATTCTTTCCACAGACCCATGTACAAGCTGTTTTGGGTATTTATGATTTTGTAGACGACATTGTTCAAAAATCCAAGGTAAATTTATCAGATTACTTGACCAAAGAACAGGTTAAAACAGCAATAAGTGAAGCTACCGAAGGATTAAAGCCAGACCTAAGTAATTATCTTACAAAAGACGAAATTGTTTCTAAGGTCCAATCAGTGGTAAATAAGGCTATCAAGGATAATAACGATAAATCGGGTTATCAGACAGGGGAACAGGTTCAGGAAGCAATTACCAGTGCACTTAATGACTATGTGAAGTCTGATGGATTAGACGAAAAGATTTTGAATGAAATCAAAGCCAATGCACCTGATGTATCAGGATTTCAGACATCAACGCAAGTTCAGTCTTTAATTAAGAACGCATTAAAAACCTATTTGAACAGTGATGAAGTCCAAGAAAAGATAGATAGTGCAGTGGAGAATATCACTCCTACCGATCTAAGTGATTATCCAACGAAAGATGAAGTCAAAACTCAAGTTGATAATGCAATTTCAGGATTGAAACCGGATTTATCGAATTACCTGACTAAAGACGAAGTAACCGCTCAAATCAATAGTGCAAAGCCAGATTTATCAAGTTACATAACCCAAGCCGAAGTAACGGCTCAAATTGATAAGGCAAAGCCAGATTTAACAGATTACGCAACCAAAGCAGAAGTAACATCCCAGATTTCAGGATTAAAACCAGATTTAACAGATTATCCAACGAAGAGTGATGTAAGCAGTCAAATTAGTAAGGCAGTTGCCGATATAAAACCAGATATGACTAATTACATGACTAGCACGCAGGTTAAAGACGCTATTTCTAAAGCGACAGAAGGTTTATCGCCAGACATGGCTAATTACCTTACCAAAGCCGAAACAGTGTCTAAAATCCAAAGCGTGGTAAATTCAGCGATTGCAGAAGCAAAGCCAGATTTATCAAGTTATCAGACGGCAACGCAAGTAAATTCAGCAATCAATAGTGCAATAAGTAATATAAATTTGTCGAATTATTATACGAAGGGTCAAACAATATCGCAGATCAATAGCAAGATTTCAGAGAATGAGCCAACGTTTATACATCAGCAGTTGTCAATCAACACTAATGTTTTTACAGGTTCAGCGTATATCACGAAACAAGGTAGATTAGTAACGATTCAGTATTCAGGAATGGATGCAAACAGTAATTACACTACCTTTGCCAGTCTGCCAAGTTGGGCATATCCAATGAATACCGTTAGTAGCATAGTATTTACAATGGACCAAAATTATCATAGTTACAGTGCAGGTGCAGTAAATATAGATACGTCGGGGAATGTCACATTACAAACATCAATAACGTATGGTTATGCTCAATTTACGGTTACGTATGTGACGAGTTATTAGGGGGAGAAAATGGAATTTAAGAAGATAGAAACGAATACACCTTATCCTGATTTTTTGAAGATTAATGATGATAATTTCAAAGTCGTATCTAACGAGATGGCTTCGGTGTGGAAGGTCTTAACAGATAATTATATTGTTGATCCAAGTATTGTACCGACATCAGTATTCAAACCCTTGTATGCGACGAGAGATGATTCAGCAATTTATAAGAATTGGCTTTATGATTTCAATAAGTTGGAAACGTTAATTAATCATTTAATCAATAAGGGGTTCAATAAGAATGACATAATCCGAACGGATTTCAGTAATTTCAAGGTGTTCACGTTGAACATACCTGAAACGATATATTTTACAAAAGATTATATAGACACAGTAAATAAAGATTGGCTCAAGGTTTCCGAATTAATTGGAGACATGAACGCCAGTCTTATTTTTTACGGGTTTAAAAGAAAGGAAAATCAATAATGGACGAAAACAAAGATAAAATTTTGAACCAAGATTCATGGTTGCCCGCAACTCCTGATTCTGTTGGTGGATTCTTAAAAATCGACCTTAACAAAGTTGATTTAGTTACCTATTCATTAAATAAGAGATTCAGACAGGGAGAAAATGGGGCAGATTTAAAGATGTGGTTCTATGATGGCAATATTCCCCATCAGTTAGACCCTGACAATGCTTCTGTTACCTTGTATGGAGAAGATTCAAACAGTAAGTTTAAAGTCGTGAGCGCTCAACCTGATACAGATTGGCAAAGTGGACGAGTAACCATGTATTTGCCATCTCAATGCTTTGCGAGTGCAGGTCAATATAAGCGCATGGTTGTTGAAGTTAAGAATAGCGATCAAGTAATCGCAACGATTAATTTTAACCTTGATGTCTTACCAAATGATTTTTATAACATCAGTATTGGCTCGGAGAATTTCTCTAGCCAGTTGAGTGATGAAATTATTCAAAGATTGCAAGAAGCAAACGATAAGGCTGAAAAGAGTGCCAATGCGGCAGATGACGCAATCAAGAAATTTCAATCCGATTATGACGCATTAAATCAAATCGGCAGTAATATCAAAGAATTATTTGCAAACAATGATGTCGTATCAAAGGCAACGTTCAATGAACATGTAACATCAATGGCAACGAAGACATATAAAGCTAGTGACATTGATTGGCAAGATCCATTTAATTCATGGCACCAAGCAGGTGGTTCAAGTCTGATTTTACGAGATGGCGTTGTTGAAATGTCAATCGCTGCATTTAGTAATACGTCAGGTGGTTCAACGGTATTCCTATTACCTAAGGAATGTCGCCCACAGTCTGAAAAGATTGGGGTTGGTGTTGCAATGGATAGTGATGGACACAATGCTGAACCTGTATTCTTATCATTCATGCCAGATGGTCGTGTTATTTTGGAAGACACGACACATGACACAACGAAGGTAGTATTCACGACTGCATATTCATTGGCTCTTGATGAGAGTGAGACGAATAATAATAAGCCTGTTTCAATCATTGAGAATCAAAAAGATGTAACAAATACTCCTATTATTGGTGTATATCAACCAACGAATATTTATGGACCTGATGGCACAATCGGTCGTGCATTAACCGTAGGTCAAACATATTCAGTAGCCAATACAGGTACCTTGAATGGCAAGAAGGTATTGAGAGTAGCAACCAATGAATGGGTATATCAAGACCAAGTCGCATATTCTTATGTTGTGGTATCGGGTCAAATCAAAGCGACAGGAACAGCTCAAACCGGCTATCACGAATCAGGAGAGCAATACACTATGAATCTAACCGAAGGCACACCATTTGTTTATGACCGTAAAATGGAAATCGGTGGGCATATAGCTTACCGTGTCGCAACAGATCAATATTTGGATAGCAGATATGGAACAGTCTAACGAATGTTAGATTGTTTCTTTTTTTATGAAGGGGGGCGAAGCCATTGCCTTTGACGACGATATTAACCGTTATTTCGATATTTGGGGCAATTGGTGGTTTCCTTTGGAGTTTTTTTAACTTGTTGAAAAAGTTTATTGAATTTATTGATTCTGTTGATTCAGTTATTACCCATGTTAATGAATTAGATGAGCGTTCGGGGAACACTCACAATGATATTTATGACCAGTTGCATGACCAGAGCGAGCATTTATCAAGGCATGATGAACAGTTAAAAACACTGTTTGAATGGAAAAAAGAAAAGAGTAAAGGGGGGTAATTTATGGATATAATACAAGGTTTTGGATTAGTAAGTGCGCCAGAATTAGCAATTATAGGTATTGGAGTATATTTCATAATCCAAGCGATCAAGTTATCAAAGTTAAAGATAGCTAACACATATCTACCATTTATCGCAATGGTGGTCGGCATTATTGTCGGTCTAGTCATTGCAGGAATCTTTGGAGATGTAAGCCTAGGCAAAGCAGGTCTTGCAGGCTTTCTAGTCGGTGGGACGACTGCCGGTCTATTTACAGGGTTCAAAGGTGTTACAGGTGGTTACGAATCAAATGACAAGCACTAATAGAAAGGAATTTTAAAATGGCACAATTTAATATCAATACACAATATGCTTTGGGAGCAAATGAAGGTTCATCCCAAAGAACGAATAATATGTTTATTATCCTTCATGAAACAACGAATGTAGGTGCTGCTAATAATGCAATTTATTTCAAAAATAATTGGTCAACGACACAAACCTATGTGCAATATGTTATCGGTGATGGGGGTAAGATTTACCAAGTTGGTTCTGATGGCTACGTTGCTTGGGGTGCAGGTTCATATGCAAATGCCAATTCTCCAGTCCAGATCGAATTGGCTCGTACAAATGATAAAGCGACATTCCAAAAGGATTATGAAACATTTGTCAATTTTGCCCGTTATAAGGCTCAACAATTTGGCATTCCATGTACCCTTGATACAGGTGGCAAGTATGATAAAGGAATCAAGACCCATTATTGGGTATCACAAAATATTTGGGGCAGTCATATTGACCCTGTTCAAAGTTACCTATATCCAAAATGGGGTATCACTCAAGAGCAATTAGCTCATGATATTGCATACGGTATTAATGGCACTTCTGGTGGTTCCACTGGTGGGAGTTCAACGAAACCTAGCACACCTGCAAGAAATGTTGTCACAGTCAAAAATGGACCATCAACTGGTATCGCTGGTTGGAATAGCAAGGGTGAAATTGTTGCGGGATCAAATACAACTTTTGTAAATGGTTCAAGTTGGCAATCTGCTGGAATTAAAATTATTAACGGTTTACCAATGTACAAGGTTGCAACCGATGAATACATTCCAAAAAAGTACACTGATCAAGCTGGAATTATTACAATCAACGCAATCAAAGGAATTGTTGCATATGACGGAAATGGAAATAGTATTTCAGGAACTGAACGAACGTTTACTGATTTTAGTAAATGGCAATCACCTGATAGTGGGGTAAAAGTCATCAACGGAACGATTTACTTCCAAGTAGCTACAAATGAATATATCAGCGCTTTTTACACTATCGGTGGCGGAAACAAATAAAAGGAGAAATGAATAATGATTAGAAGATTCAATTCAAATGGTATTTTTTCAACACAAGAAAATATCATTGATTTATATATTTTAAATGGGAATACTTTTGTGAAAAATGGTAATACTTTGGGCTCTCATACTGCATGGAAGTACCAAGAATATGCATATGATGAATCATTAAAAAGAAAATTTTTTAAAGTTGATAATACAGAGTGGGCTTGTCTTGAAAAACAAAATCAAAATATTAAAGTAGATTTTGACAATTCAGATGGTAATTATACTGTAATTATTGACAGAGACTTTGATTATTTAGTCCCTAGAACTTTTACTTTATATCCTGTAGATAGTTATCATTCTGATTCAGAAACTACGCAGGTTTATCAAACTGACGGGGGTAGATTTATCACTAATGGTGGGATTGAAATGTTTGATTCTACAACTAGTAATGGAGTAACTATTTCTAGTTATAATACAGGATTTAGAGTTGATAACACTGATTATTATAGTATGAAAAGCGTATTTCCAGATTCCAAACTTACTTATTCTAGTGGATCAGTTTATGGTGAAAACGTAACAGCAATTAATAAAATTATTAATGTCAATAGTGTTGCACCAGATTATTTTGACCTAAACGGAAATGCAGTAACTAATATTCATTATAATTTAGGCCATCAAATATTATCAGATGCGGTTTATACGACTAATGATAGAACTGGCTTTAAGATTGGTGATAATCAATTTATTAATATAAACGATGCTACTGGAACACCGCTTATGTATGGTAGATATTTTCCAGAACAAAAAGGAGTGAATTAATTATGTTAAATATTTTTGTAGGTGGATCAGGAGCAACAACAAGTTTTATAGTTGATGGTTCCGAATTATCACATTGGGGTGTTAGTGTAAACAACTTTAATGTTATAACAGTCACTAAGACGGGAGAAGCAAAGTTTGTTAAAAGAGTATACGGTGCAAAGTCTGCTACGGTTACATTTCAAACTTATCATTATAATTGTGAAGAATTAGAGAACTTAGGTTACTATTTAGAAAATGCAGTACAATTATTTAGAAATGCGGAGGGACCTACTGATAGTATTAATATTTTAGGACATTCTAATGTTGGTAACGCTATTGTTAGATGGTTAGAAACCTATACCCCTAACTACATTAATGAAATTGTTACTGCAGCTACTCCATATAATGGAAAGGCAGTTACAGTTAAACAAACAGGATTTGTAAAAGAAGTTATGGCAGATAAAGATAGGATTAAATATAATAGTGTCCATGTATTTGTTGCTAGAGATGATCGATATAATACTTTTCCAAGTACGATTGCAAATGATGGTACGATTGCAGAAGATAGTGCCTTGTGTGGTTCTTTGGTATTCCCTGGCAGTGTCACTGTATGTAATAACCAAAATCATGGAACTATAATGTGGTCACCTGAAGTTATAAATGTTGTAAAAAAATGGTTTTAAAAAGAGGATCATCTATAAGTATTTTTATACTTATGGATGATCCTCTTTTTTTATTTATAATAACTGTTGAAAATATAATCGCTTGTTTTAAAGCTTAGTTTATTATTCCAATATTCAGAAGATTGCATATTTAATGTATCGTTTAAAAATACATAATTATTGTACGGAACTTTATATTTTAAGGGTCTGGATTCTGAAAGAAAAGAACTATCATTCACACGTTGAATATTAGAATGGTAATTGGCCATCATCATAAACATAGTTAAGGAATATGTAATAAAAATCAATATTAAGATAGCTTTTTCTAAAATTTTAGAGGATTCATTCGATAATGTATCTATAGCTTTTCGAAAATATAGTATTGATACAATGAATAGAAAAACGAATGAACTAAAATACTCTCTAATAAATATAGGAGACAAAATAAAAAAGAAGGGTACGATTAATGCAAGAAAACTAAATAAATAAAAATAAATATCTAAGAATTTTATATTGTTAAAGATTATGAATGTAGATATTAATATAAACAAAAAAAATAGTACACCAAATACTGTATCAAAATAGGCAAAAATCTTATTAACATTTATGATTTGATTTGTGTATTCATTTATTTTGTAATTATATTTAATATAAATGTTTACAATGGAATAATATGAAATAAATAACAAGGAAGATGAAATCAAAAAAAGTTTTATCTTTTTATTAGAAATATTTTTCCATGAAATTATTAAAATGGAGATGGAAATTAGTAGAATGATTTGCCAATTGAAAGTTAATATCCAAAAGTGTGTAATGAAATTGAAATTATGTATAGATTTGACAAAGGAAAAAGCAACTTTGTGATATGAAGAATTATTATGATGGTATGATGGATTCGAGAACATTATAATTGCTGACATTAAGGCTCCTAAGAGATAAGCATACATAGGTTTTAGAGATAAATTATATAATTTAAGCTTGTTTATAGTGTGGATAAGCAAGATTGAAAAGAATCCAATAAAAATTTGATAAATAGTCATATGTTCGACAAAAAGTCCACCAGCCAACGAAATTAAGAAATAGATAGGAATAGGTAACATAGATTTTTTTTTAATATGATTTTTAATCAAAACAAAATAGAAAAGTAATAATGTGATAGGTGGAAGATAATTTGCAAAGCCACTAAACCATAAGAAAATACTTCTAATATATTCCATTTGAAAAATAGTTAGAAATGCTAATGATAATCCGAGAGATACTTTTCCCTTACCTGTTAAATTCCATATACACCAAATAAATAAAGTTACAGTACTGGCATACACTATGGCGGCAAATAGAGAGCTGTGCATTATTAATATTTCGAATATATTTCCCAAGTATCTACCATTGCAGCTCCCACCAAACACTGGATTATTTCCATAGAAATTGTGTTTTAGTAAATAAATGCCATTATTTCCCCACCAAAAGTAGTCATCTCCAACAGGAATTATTAAAAAAGACATGATAATGAAATATATATATATCATTACAAAAGAAAAGTAATAATTTTTTTTAAAAAGCATAAATCTTTCCTCGTACCTTGATTTGTTTTTATCTAATTAACATAATATCATCACTAATAAAGATATCCAAATATGTCCAAGGTTCATAATTTACTGTAAATTGCCTTCTATAGTATAAAAACATCCATCATCTATTAATTTAAGTGATGGGTGCTTTTTAGTGACTGGGTTGTGATACAATTTTGATTATTGAAGAGCTGGAAATTAATAAATATTTTACCTTTTAACTAGGTAAAAAAGGGTAAGAAAAGATAACTATTTGCGCTTATTTTGCGCAAAAGCGTCATAAAGACTGATACATGGACTTTTTCAAATCCTGTACTCACCTTAAATAAATGGAAAAGGAATGCTGAGTTAACGGCATTCCTTTTTTGTGTTTTCAAAAGTGTTTTGATAAATTTTATCGATAGCTTCGTAGTTATACGTCAATCCCGCCTTTAGAAGGGCAACTAATTCAACGTCAGAGAATAGACTGTCTATTTGTTGGTATTCATCCAAAATACAGTGAAATTGTAATAAAAGACTGTCATCTGAGACACCGCTACCTGCTTGGAATCGAATTAGTTTATTTACATAATTCATGGGGAAAATTGCGCTTTTTGATTTTAAATCATCGAGACTTTCAAGGTGCTGTTTGAGCTCTGACAGTTGATAATTGTCAATATTTGATGATTGTCCAGCGGGGGCTAAAAAAATTATTTTTAAACAGGTATCCAAGAAATCAATTTGGTCGACATCATATTTTAATTTGCTAAAAAGTCTGTGACTAAGGACTTCAAACAATTTTTGATAACGCCTTTCTTGAAGGTATTTTTGAATTAGAAAGTCGGTTATTTGATCAATAATAATTATAGGATCATTTTGATCGTTAGATACCCCAGCCATTTCGGCAGTTTTAAAAGTAATAACATTGTCACAATAATTCTCAGTAATAAAGTGGACAAGAGGGTTGTTATCGAGCAATTCTTGGCCTTGGTCGGTAAGTAAAAAAGTTTTGGTTTTGATAATTTTATTAATTTCTTCGTGGTTGAGATTCTCTATAATACGATCTATTAGGATTGCTTTGCGTCCAGTGGTAGAAAGATCATGTTTTATGAGAATGTCTTTTAGTTGATCAACGTAAAATTTAGATAAGCTCAATTCTCTTTCAAAGCTTAAGGTCAATAATCCTTTTTCTAGCAAATGATTAGCAATACTAGTTTCTGAGACCATAAAGACATTTCTGAGGATATGTGAATTAAAGTAATAGTCCTCACGTTTTCCATCCAAAATTGATAGGGCATAGATTTCTCCAAAGTTTAGCATCATTTTCACTCCTTTAGGAGAAAATACGAAAAAAGATGAACAAAATTTTGTCCATCTTTATTTATCGTTAAATTCTTCTTCTTCATTAGATTGGATACTGCGTAATTTGGAAATCGGCCTTAATAACATTTTCTTTGAAGTTGTTACTTGGCGGACGTGTGAATCTGGTTCATCGTGATGGTGTAAAAGAAATAAGTCAGCCGCAATTATTGAAGCCGTTAAGAAAGTATTTAACTGTAAGACCCGTTTCAATCTTTTTTTCAA